ACAAGTCGGAAAAGGGGCGTTCCTCGCGCCGGGAGACCAAGTTCGAGGACGGCGGCGGTCGTTTCTCAAAATTCGACGTGGCACCGTTTGGCGCCGGTACTAACCGACGTGTCTCCTCCGAAGAAGACGTCGTCGGCGGAGAAGGCGAATGAGCGCGGTAGATGACTATCTGCATGCATACGGGAGGCTTCCATCCGTAGGTAACAAAGACGGTCTTTCCGCATTGTTTGTAGGTGCAGGTCACAATCACGCGAAGCCACTGCTTCAACGTCAGCCACGCGCCATTATCGCCGGCCCCTATCCGGGCGATGGGCGTGATCCGGTGGCGGTGGTCTCCAGCTTCGACCCGACGTACTTGAAGTACCAAAGAGCCGTTGTTGATGACTTCAAGACCGCGTTTAAGGTGGACCTCAACTCCGAACAGTTCAGTCGTAACGGCGTTCACACAACGCCGGACGCCATGATGTGCGTGGCCGGGTACCCTATGAACCCAATGTCTTACGTGCCGGTGGACAACGCCGAGTATCGCAAGAGCGTCGGTTTGTCGCCTGGCTATACGTCCGACGAGAGGAAGATCGCGGCCGAGTTCTGGGACATTGTGTTCTCAGAATGGGACGAGTGTGACGTCAACCTGCCCGTCATATCGACGTCAGGTGTCCGACGTTTCAGCTACGACCCGATCTGGAAAGCTGACTACGCTGCGATGGCTTTCGAACCCTCCCGGTTCGAGAAAACGCTGTCACTCATCAAGCGGAAGAAGTGGGTCGAGCTGATCGACGATCACGAGATGGCGTTCATGTTGTACATGCAGACGCGACTCCAACCAGAACCTCCGACTAAACAACGGCAGGTTCTGGGCAAGGAGTATTCTCTGTCGGGTGGGAGAACCGGCAATAAGGAGCAGTTCGCGGACAAGCGCGTCGTCATCGACGGCGTCGAATACCCGGATTTCGGTGGTATGCGCGCTCGCAACGTGCAGGCCGGACCGTGGACCGTGAACTGTCAGTTGCAGGTGCTGTCGACCGGCCACCTTCGTTCCTTGTTTCGGCGCTTCCCGGACGTGTTCCACGTCACTACTCCTCAGCAGTTGGAGGCACTGGTGCAGGGCCACTATCTCGTTTGCGGCGACGTTACCGAGTACGACCGTTCGATGTCGGTCGACGCTCTCGACGTCGTCTTTGAACGCGCCGCCCGCGTGTGGGATCCGCGATACGTTGAGATGGGACGACTGCTTGCCTTCGCTCCCTACTACACGAAACCTCTCGAGCTTGACGGCACGCGAGGTCTTTTCGTTGGAGACCCCAGAGATCCGGAACGATACCGCGTGGTTTGCGGCAATCGATCCGGTCACGCGTGGACGTCACTCATCGCGAAAGGAAACAAATGCGTTGACGACCTG